CTGGAGGGCAGGTTTCAGTCTCAAGGTGCAAGGTTCTCTGATTTCGCTAATAATCTTTTCAGCGGATCAGCGCCGGACATTCGCGATCAATTGAAAGTTGCTGCGAAGGCTCAGAACAAGAATGCTTATGATGCTGCATATTCGCACCCGAATGCGCAGGCTATGTGGGGCCCAGAATTTGAACAGATGACAGCATCTCCGGCTGTTCAGAGTGCTATCGGCGATGCCGAACGAATTGGCAACAATTATGCCGCCGCGACAGGCACGCCGCCCGTCGTCAATCCATTCGTCAAAAGCGACGATGGAACATGGCAGCTGCGCAAAAACCCGGATGGGTCAGTCGCAATCCCAAATCTTCAATTCTGGGACAAAGTTAAGCAAGCCCTCGACGACCAAGTCCAAAGCCTATATTCCAGTGGGAGCAACGCAGCAAATTCCGTCAAGAATGTTCGCGATCGCTTGCGGGAGACGCTTGACTCAAAAGTTCCGAACTACATCGACGCGCGCGCTGGCGCTGCCAAGTTCTTCAAGGCAGATGATATGCTTGAAGCTGGCACGAATTTTATGAAACGAATGAATGTTTTCGATTTTGCAGAGGCCAAGAAAGCGCTCGCTGCAGCTTCGCCTGCGGAAAAAGAGTTGTTCGGAACTGGAATGGCCAGCGCTATTGCGCATGAAGCTGCCAATTCAAAAGACACAAGCAATGTTGTTCGGCTTTTCAACAGCCCTCAGTCGCGCGAAAAAATGGCGCTCGGAATGGGAGCTGATCGATCGAATGCTGTCGAAAGCTATTTGCGCCGCGAGAGCATGATGAACATGATGCGGACAGCTGTCGGCGGAAATTCATCGACAGCCGCTCAACTCTTGGCACTCGGAATGGCAGGCGGCGAGGGCGTTAAGGCTCTATGGGAGAACAAAGAAGACTTAATCAACAATCCATTGAAGGCTGCGGGCGCGGGTGCGGTTGCGCTCGCGACTGGAGCTCTGATCAAATACAACCACAACATGGATCGCACGCTCGCGCCTCAGATTGCGCGCCTTTTGACATCAAATGATCCTGCTGACATCCGTAGAATCAACAATGCCTCCGTTCAGTCATATAAGATCAGAGAAGCAATCCGCAATGCAGAAATGGGAATGTCGGCCTCGATGGGCCGCATCCAGGAGCAGAACAATCCGAGCTCGCCTTTTGTTCCACAACCGGAGCCTCCGATGTACGGCAGAGAAGGGCGAGCGCGCGGCGGAAAAGTCGGACACCAGCATTTAGTCGATAGACTTATGAGGCTCGTCGAATCTGCCAAGCGCGCTGAAAAATCTGGGACAGAAAGTCTCCTCGATGCCAACGACAATGCAGTCGCCAAGGCACTGCATGTCGCCAATCAATCGATTTGAGGAATTAAAATGACCGCTACCCAGAACAAGAATCTGACGCAGCCCGCGAACAACAGCTCAAACTGGGATGTTCCGCTTAATCTCGATTTCTCTTCGATTGACATGGCACTCGGCTCGGTTCAGCCGATTAATCTGACTTCATATGCAGGCGGAACAATAACTCTGACCAACAACAATGCCAATCCGCCGGTAACTTCGCCGCTGACTTCATTGTCTTACATCCCGATGATCTTAAGTCTGACGGGCACACCTGTCGGCGCGACGACCATCGCAATTCCTTCGACAGTCTGCGGTCAGTGGGTGGTGCGCAATGCATGTGGTGTTGGCTCATACAGCGACATAACATTTGTCTCTGGAGGATCTGGAACGAGCCTGATTGTCCCCCAAGGTCAGACTCGCTCGATCGTCAGCGACGGAACGAATATTATTTTCGCCGATACGCAGATCCAGACGCCGCTGATCCCTAGTGGAACGCTAATGCTTTTCGTGCAAAGCGCTGCACCGACAGGCTGGGTCAAGCAAACAACCTACAACGACTATGCCTTGCGCATTGTCAGCGGAACTGCCGCCAGCGGTGGAGGGGTCGCATTCAGTGCGGCATTCACCTCTCAAGTTGTCAATGGAACAGTCGGATCGACTGTTCTTGATATTACGCAAATTCCTTCTCACTCTCATGCCACTGCCACATTTATCACCGCCAACACAGGCGGCAATCCGGGTTTCGCCAATGGCGGACTTTATTACCCGACCGGCTCCTCCTCCGGGACAAACAGCGCTGGTGGCGGCCTAGGCCATAATCATCCTTTCACTGGCACGCCAATCAATTTGGCAGTCAATTATGTCGACGCAATCATCTGTCAGAAGAGTTGACCATGGAACTAAAAAACGGAACATTCTGCCCGCTAATTAAGAAAGATTGCATTCAGCTGAAATGCTCTTTTTTCATCCTTCTGCGCGGCCGCAACCCAAACACTGGCAAGGACATTGACGAATGGATGTGTTCGATCTCTGCAATGCCGATGCTGATGATCAACACAGCCAATGAAGTTCGGCAAGGTGCTGCAGCGACAGAAAGTTTCCGCAATGAGGTGATGAAGGCTTCTCAGAAAAATGATCCAATCGAAAATTTGATCAAGATCTCCGAGCGAAACAGACAAGCTCTTATTGAGGGATAGAAAATGGCCTCGCAAGCATTCTACAACGCTCTGCGCTCGACGATCTTTCATGGCGCGATTTCCAATCCGCAGGTCGAGGGGTGCGAAACCATCCTCGCCGCCTTCGCGTCGCACATGCCCAGCGCTGACCCGCGCTGGGTCGCCTATGCGCTCGCCACCGCCTTCCACGAGACGGCGGCGACCATGCAGCCAATCGAAGAATATGGCCACGGACGCGGATGCGCCTATGGTCATCCGGCCGGGCCGTGGCACCTGATCTATGATGGGCGCGGCGACGTGCAATTGACATGGCTCGCCAACTATCAGCGCGCCACGACGCGCCTGCGCGCCAATGGCATCATCGGCGACGATATTGACCTCGCGCGATCGCCCGACCTCGCCATGCGCCCGGACATCGCCGCCGCTGTCATGGTGTTTGGAATGGCCGAGGGATGGTTTACGGGTCGCAGGTTCGCCGATTTTTTCGTTGGCACGCGCGCCGATTGGGTCGATGCCCGCACCATCATCAACGGCCACGACCGCGCGGCGCTAATCGCTGGATATGCACTTCACTTTTATCATGCTCTAACATCATGAATTCAACTTCGCGCGGCCTGTTCGCCCGGTGAGCCGCGCGCTCGCTCCTGTCGGTACGGGAGCGAACTCCAGCCGAGGCGAATGCAACCTGGAGAAATTTAATGCAAACCCCAACAACTGCTCAAATATCCGCCTTCGGGCGGCATGTTCTGACGGCATCAGCGTCTGTTGTGACGACGCTCGCTGTTCTTTCCATTCTTAAGCCTGCAGATGCAGCTTCGGCGACCGGCGCGATCGATCAGATCAGCACGGGCGTCAAGTCCATCATCGCCGGTGCGACTACGCTCATCGGCCTTGGTTCGGGCCTGTACGCGGCCCTGACCGCCTCGCCGCTCTGGCAGATGCTCGCCGTCGCCAAGAACCCGGCAGTCCAAACCATCGTCACGACGCCCGCCGTCGCCGATGCCGTTCCCTCTGACAAGGTGGTGTCACAATGAACAAGTTGAATCGTCGTAACTTCATCGCCCTTGCGCCGCTCGCTCTCGGCGGTTGCAACTGGTCTTCTATTCAAGCTTCCATTAACACAGACGCGACGAAACTGCGTCAGATCGCCGCCGCAATTGACGCCGCGGTTGCGAAGGGCGACGCGGCCATCGTCGCCGCCGCGCCACAAATCGCGGCAGACATCCAGACTGTGTGCAATGTTTGCATCGCGGTCAACAATCTCACGCAGGCCGCCGTAAATCTCGGGCAGATTTCCCCGAACAAAGCTGCTGTCAAAACGCTCGCTGCACTCGCCGCGTCGCCGATCGTCCAGTCGGAAGCCAATGGAACATTGACGGGTCAGAATCCGTTGACGATCGCCACAGGCGTTCTTCAGGCAGTCGCCGCTGTGAAAGCTGCCAACAGCAAAATCACAGCGGTCGCTGCTGTCTCTGCACCAACTGCGGGGTCATGAAATGAACGTCCAAACCCTGATCAACGGCGAGCGAACAGTCGAAAGCGTTTTGAAAAACGTCATCGCTGGCTATCAGCATTTGACGCAATCGACCGCCGCGCTCGACGTGATCTCCAAGTTCCCGTCGCTCGGCCACCTGACCAGCGAAATCGCGGCGTTCATTCCCGGCATTCAGCAGGGCATGGCTCTGGCGGATATATTGATTGATTATGGTCCGATGCTTTACACAGTCGGCCGTACGATCAATCTGTCTCCGATGGAAGCTGGCAAATCTGTTCATGATGCGGAAGTTTCTAATGAGTTCGGCCGTTGACTAAAATTGAGCGACTTTTGGTCGCTCAATTATAATTTTGACTGGGGATTATTGATGCCTGCTCAGCGAGAAAATGAACATGAGGCCATTGCCAAACGAGCTGCCAAGGAGGCTCTCGTTGAATTTTTCGTCACATTAGGTGTCGACATTTCCAAGCCCGCAGACGTGCTCGAAATGCAGAGAGATTTTCAGCATTTGCGCGATTGGCGTGTAAGCGTTGAAACTGTTAAATCCAAGGGCCTCATTGCAGCACTCGGTTTCCTGGGAGCAGGAGCATTGGCAATGCTGTATTCAGGTTTCATGCAGAAGGTAACGGGTCATTGATTCATTTGAGCGCGTCAACGCCGCCGCATTGATCGGATGCTTGCAATTCCAAAACGGGGTTTTTGCATTCTGGAATGTCTTTCAAATCGTAACAATGATAGCATATCGACCAATGGCAAGTTTCGCAGCCGGGGCCGTTGTGAAACCCTTCATCGCACACAAAAATATCTAAATAGCCGGTGCTTTCAACACAAGGCATATGGCCTTTGGCGCGCATAGCGTCAAACCATTGTTGTTCGGTTCTCATTGCCATCATCTATCTCCTTTCGCCCCGTCCGGTTCGCCGGGCGGGGTTTTTGTGTTTGGGGTTAGGGCTTCGGCGGTTTGGGCAACGGCATCCAATGAGTAGGTTGGTGAACGTGATTTGATTTCGCCCACCCGCCAAGGCGGGTTGAATAATAATCAACCCCGACCTCGGGGATGTTTGCATTTGGCTCGCATGTTGGCCGATAAACTAAAATATCAATATTATCTTTTTTGGGCGCTGTCTCAATCGGTTGCCATTCCATCACCCTTCCCCCATCGCCTTGTCGATTGTGGCGCGCAATTTAACTATG